ATCCAGGCGGTACATGAAGATAAAGTACAGAGAATTCAACAACAAGTTTTAAAACTAGAAGATCAGGTTGATAAGATGATGGACTCTGATGAAGAGATCATGGACCAACATAAAAAATTATTCGAGAAACTTGAATCAGGAAACACGGGGTATAATTATAACTAATGCCATTTCAATCAGAAGCACAACGAAGATACCTATGGGCTAACGAGCCAGAGATCGCAAAAGACTGGACCGATACCTATGGAAGCAAGATCCAGGCGGCTGATGGAGGAAGAATTGGATTATATGGAGGTGGTTCACCTGAAGATTTATATTTACAATATTTAACAAGACGTAAAAATCAAGGGTCTGAGTATAGTCCCAGCAGATCTGAATATGAAAGCTATGTAAATCGTCCAATTCAAATGGGTCGGGCAATGCCAGAAGGGGGACTTGATGAAATACGAAGACAGCGAGCAGAACAAGGACCTGCTTTATTTGCAGTTCCGGCGGCTGATGGAGGAATTATGAGATTAGCTCACGGTGGGAGAACGGGTTTTTATGTAGGGGGATCACATCATGCTGGTTCGACTACGGATACTGGTGGTACAACTGGACAGGATAACAGCGCCGATAGAGGAGGAAATGTACACCAAAATCTTGCACAAGTGCGCACACACACAACGGCACCTCGTACATTGAGCGACCCCGAGGAGAAAAGAGATCATTTTACACAAGCATGGTCAGGGCCCCAAACTTTCTTTGGTGGAGGATATAAGAATCTTAACACACCAGGCCAGACTCAAGGAGGATTTCAATCAAACTTAGGTGGACTCTTGCAGAGGGGACTTGGTATCTTCGGTGGTCTACCTGGAACAATTATGGGTATGCTCTCAAATATTAATCCAACATTACGAGGATGGAGAAAAAACT